TCGCTCTACTGATACCCAGTCAATGCAATGGCCGCGAACTGGTGTTCGCAAGCCCGATACCTATATCAATACCTACGCGGTTGGATTTCCGTTTCGCATTACCACCGACTACTTCGCCGACAACGAAATCCCAGATCAAATTAAGCGCGCGCAGGTGGTGCTGGCCGTTTACCTTAACAACAACCCAGACGGCCTTGGCCTTAGCGGGCTGGAAGACTACAAAAACGTCAAAATCGGCAGTCTGGATGTGACGCCTAACCTTGGCTATGGCGCTGTCGGCGTAGACAAGGTACCGCCGATCATGGAGCGCTATTTGACAGGGCTTAGAATCAGTGGACCGGGTAACGTTGCGATCAAACGGAGCTGACCATGGATCGGTCTTACAGCATCGGCTTTGAGTACATCGACGATACTGCTGCACATACCGGCCGCTTCTGGCAGATCTACGCTGTGGCTGATGCAGTAATCGCCAGCGCTGTGATCGAGAACCAAACTGGCAATACGTTTGCATCAGTGCCGCTCAAGGCGGGCGATTCGGTCTCTGGTGTGTTTACCAGTGTTACTCTTGCCTCCGGCAAAGTCGTTGCTTACAAAGTGTGATGGCATACGTTCTTCCTGGCGGCGGCGATGCATTCCCTAGGCAGGGGCTTGACATCCCAACGCATGACTGCATTGTTAACACTTACGATGCCAGCAACAATTTGCTGACTGCAACGTACAAGCGCGGCGGCACTAGCGGCAAAGTCGTTGCTGTTTTAACAATGACCTACGACACCAACAACAACATGCTGACCGTTGTGCGGAGTTGACTTGTGGCATTTAAGTTAAATCCGTTTACCAGTCAGCTTGATACCGTCCGCAATCAATTGCTGTGGGGGTCGTTTTATGACACAACACAGCAAATTGCCGCAGCAGCTAATACGGCATACTCAGTTGCCATTGGCTCAACAGATCCAGACAGCCAAGGCATCAGCATTGCCAACGGTTCGCGCGTTACGTTTTCCCGCAGTGGTGTTTACAGCATCATTTATTCGGTCCAATTTGTAAATACCAGCACATCGATTCACGACATCAACATCTGGCTACGCAAGAATGACAGCGGCACCAGTGGTGATGTACCTGCGTCAGATAGCAAATTCAGTATTATTTCTAGCCATGGCGGCGTTGATGGTCACGTCATTGGCTGCGTCAATTACGTCTTAAAACTTGCCGCTAACGACTATCTAGAGTTAATTTGGTCTACCACAAATGTAGCCGCTAGCATCCAATCATTGCCATCGTCGCCATCGGGGCCGGCGCATCCATCTATCCCTGGCATTATCCTGACTGCAGTGCAGGTGGCCTGATGTCTTTAGCTAACCCGCTACGCAAGGTTGCCAGCAAGCTAATGGCGCGGTTTGGCGGTGAGGCAACCATCCGCCGCGTCACGATGGGCAGCTACAACCCAACAACTGGCACTGCTGCTGAAACCACTGCAGATACCACAGTGCGTGGCGTACTGGAAGATGTCAGCCTGCGTGAGGTGAACGACCTCATTCAAGCTGGCGACAAGCGGTTAATGGTTGCCGCAGCTGATTTGCCCAACGCACCAACTACCGCTGATCGCGTCATCATTGCGGGCCGTGCGCTGCAGGTGATTGAGGTGCGGACTATTGAGCAGGACAACACGCCCATCACCTACGAGCTAATCCTGAGGGACTGATGGCACGCACCATACGGGTTGGCGATATTGGTGATTATGCAGAGCGGCAAATGGAGAAGTTGCTGCGTGCATCGGTGCTGGAAACTGACAGCCTGCTCAAGCAAGCCAGCCCCGTCGATACCGGCCGCTTTCGTGCTAGCTGGCAGGTAGGCGAGAATGCAGCACCGGGAGGCGTTGCAGCACCTGGCAGCTACGGCAGCGCACCACCATTAGCGCGCATTGGTTACAGCCAAGAAACAGTTGGCAACGTTTACTCAGTCCACAACAACCTGCCATATGCGGAGTCGCTAGCCAATGGCAGTAGCAGGCAAACCAGCGGAGCACTTGGTGGGCAAGCCGGCTGGATTCAAGGCATTGCCAAGGACGTGCAAGGCCGAGTCAGAATTGCGGCAGATCGCATCGGCAGGGAATCATGAGCAGTACCATCAATGATGTCCGTGCTGCCATTGAAGGGCGCATTGCTACGCAGATGGCAATTGCACCGGCATATCCGGTGAGTTACCAGAACGTGCCATTTACGCCGCCAAATAATGCACCGTGGTTGCAGGCATTTATCCGCTTTGGCGACAACGCTTATGCCACGCTGCTGCCGACTGGTAGCGCAGGTTTTAACCGGCACAATGGCGTGCTAACCGTCAACATTTTTACCCCTATCGGCGTAGGCACTGCCGCTAACTTCACCATTGCCGAGCGCGTTAAAGATTTGTTTGATCGCGCCAAATTTAGCAGCATTATTTTTGACCCAATATCTGGTCCAGCGCAGGTAACGCCTGCTGCGCCGCAGCCTTACTACCAAACGCAGCTAACCGCAACATTTGAAGCCTATTTAGACTGAGCGCAGCCACTACCGTTCACAACATGGCTGTTACTGTTCTGTCCGGTACGTCCGGCGCCCTTTACTACAAACCTGCCGGTACTAACGGCAACTTTCCCGAATCCGGCGTCAATGCCAGCACTGATGTCATCACCGTTCAGCCGTACCTGAACTTCAAGGCCGGTGATCCTGTCAAGTTCCGCGTCATCAACAGCCAGACAGGCGGCTCCGGCTCTGGCACGCTGCCGGCTCCCATTGATGCAGCTACCACCTACTACGTGCTGTCCTACACAGCTGCTACTGGCGCGCTGACAGTTTCTACTGCTGCTGGTGGTACCATCTTGGCCATCACCGACGACGGGACAGCAGTAGCACCCAACGAATTTGAGGTGTACTACGCCGATTTTGCTGCCGTTGGGCAAGTGCAGTCTTGGTCTTTTGAGATCAGCCGTAGCGAGATCGATGTCACAACCATCGGCCAGACCGCTGGGCAGTACGCACCCTTCCGCGCTTACATCCCTGGTTTTGCCGATGGCAATGGCACTGCTACCGTCTACGTGACCAACGAAGATGCCGCCCTGTCTAACCGCATGGTGGAAGACGTGCTGCAGCGTCAGCAGGTGGGCTGCGCATTCAAGCTGTACACCGACAAGCAGGGGACTGAGGCGCTAAGCCGCAGTATTGCCATGGATGCAGTGCTGATCTCAGCCAGCCTGAATGTCAACCCTGACGATGCCCAGCAGGTGGAGATTACCTTCCGTCCAGCTGGCGTGCCAACGTTTGATTTCAGCACCAGTGCCTGATAGCAAAATGGCCCCGGCTTGCGCTGGGGCTTTTTTGTGCTTAGAGTACACCTAACTCACCAATTTTTATGGCATCCGCGCTTGCACGCCTCAAAAAAGCAGCCAACCTGACGCCAACCAAGCGGGTTGTAACGCTAACCGATGGCAGTGTGTTTGAGTTTTACTCCGCGCCATTGACCATGGCCGAACGCGAGCGCGCAGAGAACATGCCTGGTGGCAGCAATACCAACGGCTTTGCATTGAACTTGCTGGTTACCAAGGCAATGGACGACACCGGCAAGCGCTTGTTTGCAGCTGGCGAAATTGCCGAACTTAAGGAAGAAGTGCTAGACGCTGATCTGCAAGGTATGATGCTTGCAATCATCACCAATCCAGAAGATGCAGAGCAACTGGACATGAAAAGCATTAAAGAAGGAGTTAAGTAAAGACAACCTGCTGCTGCTGCAACTTGGCGTTGCAAAGGAACTTGGTTATAGCTTGGCTAAGCTCAATCAAGAAGTGACGCTAGAGGAGCTGTTGATTTGGAGCAGCTACTTTGAGCTTCAAAACGAGGAGCAAGAGCGTAGAATGAAGCAAAGGCGGTAGGGTAGCGCTGTGTCTGTCGTCGCTAATGTCGCGATTAACGTTGACAGCCGCAATGCTGTCAGCAAACTGCGTGAAGTGCAGGCGCAGGCAGGCGCGACAGAAAAGGCGTTCAATGGTGTTGCCGCCGCCGCCGGCAAGCTTGCGGTTGCTTTTGGGGCGCTGCAAGCATTCAAGTTTGTATTTGCCAAGACGGCTGAATTAGAAAGCCAAACCCGCAGTCTTGAGGTACTAACTGGCAGTGCAGAAAAAGCCGGACAGATTATCAAAGAGCTGCAGCAGCTTGGTGCTGTAACGCCATTCACCAGCACCGAGCTAATTGATTCCGCTAAACGATTGCAAGCGTTTGGCGTTGAAACAGAGAAAGTTGTAGAAACTACTAGGCGACTGGCTGATGTTAGCGGCGCTACCGGTGCCGAACTACAAGGCTTGGTTACTGCCTACGGCCAAGTGCAGGCCAAGGGCAGGCTGCAAGGCGAGGAACTGCTGCAGTTCCAAGAGCGCGGCGTGGCGCTGCAGGAAGAACTGCGCAAGATGTATGGGCTTTCTGGTGAGGAATTCCAGAAAGCGCTAGAGAAAGGCCGCATTGGAGCCGAGGCGGTTGAGGTTGCGGTTATTCGACTGACTAACGCAGGCGGCAAATATGCAGATGGCGCCATCGCGCAGAGTGATACGTTGGCCGGCAAATGGAGCACGCTTACGGATGGTGTGGAGACGCTCGCCAAAACTATTGGCGAGACACTTAAGCCTGCGCTAAAAGAGACTCTTGATTTTGCCACGATGGTGGTAGACAAAATCAATCAGGCATTAGCTGGTCCCGATTACAAAAAAGCCAACGATCAATTATTCAACACACGCGCTCGAATCAAAGAACTTCAAGCAGCCATTAAGGCGGGAGAAGCTGCTGGAATTGGCACGCAAGCTGGCGCCCCTGTTTTGGGCATAGATGGGCAGGTGATGGGTGGCGGCCAGCCAGCATTACCTGGCATGAAATATGAATTGCAGCAGCTACAAAAAGAAGCTCAAAAACTTGAGCAGAGGCTGGGCAGTCTGCGCCAACAGTCCAAACCAGCCAAGCCTGCCGCTGCCACTTCAGCCACACCAGCACTGTTGGCTGAAAAAGAGAAACCCAGCAAAGCGCTCAACATTGACGATCTAATCGGCGGCAATATCGGGCGCAGGCTGCAAGAGCAACAGGCAAGGTTGTCTGCGGCTACTGCAAAGATGATGAACACTGCCGCCGCAAGCGAGAATCCGCAGCAGGCACAGCGAATGGTCGAATACTCATCGAAGCTGCTAAATATCAAATACCAGATTGGTGCTATCGACGAAACACTGACCAAGCGGGCCGAGGTTCGAGCCGAAATTATCGCATCCGAGCAAGACAAGGTACGTGCAGCTTTAGCTTTTGATGAGACTACCAATGATCTCAAAACAAAAAGGCTTGGGCTCGAGCTGGAGATCAATACATTGCTCGCCGAGCAAACGGGCAAAGCACAGGAGCAAGACCGTCAGCAGCAAAAGGCAATTGCAGAGGCACTAGCCGGCCTTGACATGCAAATGATCAAAACAGCCGCTGTGACAGAAGCCCAGAAGCAAGCGCTGCAACTGCTGGAAATTGAGAACACACTTAAGAAGGCTGGCATCGTTCTAACCGATGCAGATAGGCAGGCTCTTGGTCTGAAAATTGCCGAAATCCGAAAGCTTACCAAAGAACAAGAAGCCGCAAACGCCAAGCTTCAAATGGAAAAAGATTTATTTGAAAGCATATCGAGCACCGTTGCCGGAGCTTTTGCCGGGGCAATCGATGCTGCGACCACTGGCACACAAAGCCTTGGCGAAGCGTTAAAAGGTCTAGGAGCTGACCTTCTTGCCACGATCGGCAAAATGTTGATGATGTATGGCATTGCCCAAGCTTTAGGGGCATTAGGTGGCGGTGCCGGTAATCCTCAAGGGATCTTGTCTTTCTTGGCTCGTGGTTTTGGCTACCGCGCCAACGGCGGCCCCGTCACCGGCGGCTCGCCCTACGTCGTCGGCGAACGCGGCCCTGAACTGTTTGTTCCTGGCACCGGCGGTTCTGTGGTTTCAAACAATGACCTCCGTTCCGCCATGGGTTCTGCCCCGGGAATGGGCGGAAGTCCCGTTCTTAATATGAGTTTTGAGACCACCAGCATCGGCGGTGTGGAATACGTCAGCCGCGATCAACTGGAGCTGGCCATGGCTGCCACTCGCCGCCAAGCCGCTCGCGATGGCGCCCAACGCGGCATGACGATGACCTTGGACCGCCTCCAGCAATCGCCTAACACCCGCCGAAGAGTTGGTTTCTAATGGCTAATTTTCCTGCGCTAACTCCCTCCTCACGCAGTTTCACCCCTGCCGTCTACCCCCAACGCAGCTTTCGCACGCTGTCTGGCGCACTGGCTCGCCGCACCTTCGGCAGCTCGCCCTACGGCGCCAAACTCGACCTGCAGTACACCAACATCGCCGACGCCGCGGTCAACACCCTGCTAGATCACTACCACAGCCAAACCGCAGCAAACAAGCGCTTTCGCCTCTCCGCCAACACCACAGCTGGCATGAGCAGCGACGTTGCTGGCGAAGTCACCAGCCTCGCTGCAGCCCGCGGCAACCTGCGCTGGGAATACGCCGAACCACCGAAGGTCGAGTCCGTTCGCCCCGGCGTCTACAACGTGGCAATCTCCCTTGCCGGCGAAATCCGAGATCCACGGACGGATGACGCCTGATGGCCATCGACATCCGTATTGCCCAGTTTTTTGATCTCACCACAACAGATGGCACCCGCCATCTGTACCAAAACTACTTCGTAAACGAGGTCTACACCTACGCAGGACAGCGGTTCAACTTCGCCCCCTTCCGCGCCGAAGGCAGCGTCTCCAACAACACCGGGGACAACAGCATCATGCAAGTGCTGTTCCCCAACGTGGAATTCGCCCTGCGTTTGCTTGACGCCGGCAACGGCAACCGCCTAAGCCGCCTGGTGCTGACAACGGTGTGGCTGACAGCCACCAACGCAATCGCCGCAAACGGAGCCACGCAGCAGGAGTTCCTTGTCGGAATTGGCGCCAGTTTGAGCGAAACAACGATTGAATTACGCTTCCGCTCCGCCATTGACAGCGTAATTTCTGGATTCCCCGCCCGTAGCGTCACTCGCCAACTTGTCGGTCCCCTGCCCCTAAACGCCAACGTGGTTCTGCAGTGAACGATCTAATCGGTCTGCGCTACGGCTGGGGCCACGCCCCAAGCGACGGATCAGGCAAAACCGACTGCTTCCAGCTGGTGTGCGAGGTCCGCCAGCGCTTGGGCCTAACCAGCTACACCGACAAGTTCGCCTGGGTCTACAACAGCTACGTGGACGAGACATTCCCCCGCCGCATGATCGTGCGCTGGCTACTGGAACACGGCAGACGCATCAACGCCCCCAGACACGGAGCGGTTGTACTGCTGCCCGGTTTAGCTGGGGCAGCCTTGGCCACTGCACTAGATGGTGATGTACTTTTTATTGCCCCAAGCCAGAATGTAGTGCGTAGCCAACTGCCCGAAGGCATTGGCCACTATTTCTGGATGGACCGATGACCCGCAAGCTGCTGCCCTACGAGCACGACCTCATCGCAGCGCTTGGCGTCAGCAAAGAGGAGTACCTGCAGTTTTTGGCACTACAAGAGCTTCCCGATTTTGAAGGAAAGCCTGTCGCCGGCCCACTGTTAGTTCCAATTGTGCTGACGGTCGTTGGCATTGTCGCCCAAGTGGCATCGGCACTCCTCGCGCCACGTCCATCAATCCCCAGCATTAGCGCACCTGACCAGGCCGGCGGTCAAGCGCAGTCACGGGACGAACGATTTTCCCCACGCTTCGGCTTCAACTCAACCCAAGAGCTGGCGACCTACGGCGATCCGGTCAACCTTGTCTACGCCAATCGCGGTTCGACCGCCGGCGCTAACCCCAACGGCGGTGTGCGCGTCGCAGCCTCGCTGCTCTGGTCCGCTGTCCGCAGCTACGGCTCCAGTCAGTTCATCCAGATGCTGTTGATGCTGAGCGGTGGTGCCATCACCGCCATCGACCAAAACAAAAGCGCCTTCGGCCAGACGCCTGTCCGCGATCTGATCACGGAAAACCTGTGGATGTACTTCAATCCGACAGAAACCGGTTTCCTGCAGCGCCAACACGAACTACAAGACGCAGAAGCATCCGACCCCACCGCGTACGGCAAACTCACCGACAACCCCTATCGCATCCAGCCGAGCACAGAAAACACAAGAACTGACGGCTTCAGTCAGGCGTACTCCCCCACAACCTCCAACACCTTCGGCATTTACGGGGTAGTCCCGCTGAACGTCGAAGTTTATGTACGCAACTCCGTTGGCGACATTGCCATCGCAAACCTCGGCATTACAGCCACCGGCCTCACCTGGACCGCTGGCACAAATCCGCAAATTACCGTCAATCAGGTTCTAAGTCTGACCTTTGCCTCTACCGAAGAAAACGGAGGTGATTCCGACGTAACACGCGAAGCAAAAGATGCCCGTCGCAGTTTGATCAGCGTCTTTGATTCGGCTGGAATTTTCAAGTTGGGCACCGCCCGCTTCAAAGTCATCTCGATCTCCAACACCTCCATCGATGAAGCCAGTGTTGTAGTCAAACTTCAGTGCATCGAGGCCGGTCGCGGCCCCTCAGCCATCTACGCAGCAGCAAACATTGAAACTACGACAGGCTCAATCACGGCAGCAGAACGTGAAGAATACAACCGCCTTCGCCCAACCGCTTTAAGTCTGCTCAACGAAGACCAGCGCGAAAATATCACATCTGCCTATGAACTCGCCGACAGCAAAGAAATATTCACAGCGAGCTACGTATCCAAGCGCGAAACCAGCCCGGCAACCTCACCCAAGCCTCCAGGCGACGGCTGGCAATACTACTTCGTGTACGGCGGCCCCAACCTGAGCTACTGGTACAGGACTGTCAGCGTCCTAACTGGCTACACAAAGAAGCGCGATTTATCAAACGCCGAAGCCGCATTACTCCGCCGCTATGGCGTCCTTGACGATGCGTTAAACGCCACCGGCAAACAAGACGACATTTTCTACACAAAAGCCCTGGTACGTGTCGCCGCTGCTCAGTACGAAACCCTCAGCTCCTGCCACATTGTTGACTTTGCCCTGAAAGCGCTGGTGTTCAAACGCATTAGCGGCCGCCAGCAGGAATACGGCAGCGGCCGCCGTGCGGGTTACCCCGTAAGCGACAACGGCATCAAGATGCGGGTGGCCATGTTCAAAGTCCGCTACCGCGAGGTCGGACAGACCCAGTGGGTCACCATCCCAGCAATCTTTGCACTCCGCCGCGCAGCCGATAACGAAAACTTCGTGTTCTTCAAATTCAATAGCGGCACCACCAATCCCAGCAACGCCACCAACTGGGCTTTTGAGCTAGAGCCCATCAGCGATCCCATAGCCGAGACCGCCGTAAACAATACCTTCTACTACCTTGAAAATAGCGGCGCTGCCGTCACACAGTCCCTAACACCTTACGCGCTGCGCAGCGGCCAAGCCACTACACCCAACATCCAGTTTGTAGGCCGGGTCATCAGTGCCGCCAACGGCAATTTCCCCCCTTACAACAATAACCCAACCGGCATCAACGAATGGGACCTGTTCAATTACAGCGCCGACACCCAGATCCAGTTCTCTTTTGACAACGGCCCAGAGTTTGCCATCACGGCAGTCACGGAACAACTAGCCCAACCCTTTACGGATTACGACCAACGCAACAGCCGCAACGTAATCATTCGCCGGCTGTACCAAAACCTTGCTTTGTTCGGCTTCAACGCCTACTCCGGCAAGACCATCCAAGACCTACGATCCTTCAGTGTTTTTGCCACCCAAGGCCGCTCTGTTCGACGCATCCGCACGTCAGGCGTTGACGAACAAAACCGCCCCTGGGGCAGCACCAATTACTCCTACTACCCGGCAACACCAAACGGTGCCAGCAGCCTGGCACCCGACATTTTCCTCGACACGGTTCTCGACAAGGAAGACGGCATCGGCAACTACGCCGTAGCTAGCGGTATTGACGTGCGCCAGCTCGCCATCACCAAGCGCTTCTGCATCCGCAACAAGCTGTTCATGGACTGCGTGATTGCAAGCCCCCGCAGCTGGCGCGAGTTCTGGGTTGAAGTCGCGCCCTTCAACCTCTTGGAGTTTGCCCGCATCGGCGGTCGTGAAACACTGGTGCCTGCAGTGCCCTACGACGCCACAACAGGCGCCATCACCCGCACGGTGAACGTCAGCGCCATCTTCAACACGGGCAACATCCTCGAGGACTCCTACAAGGAAGAGTTTCTCGACTACGGCTCCAACGTCCAAGACATGATCGCGACCATCATTTACACCGAAGTCCCGACCGACGCCGTATTCGCCAAAAAACGGTCCGTTGACATCCAACGCAAGGACACCCTCGAAGCCGACGCGATCCGCCAGACCTTCGACCTATCGGCCTACGTCTCGAACCTCGATCAGGCCATCCTGTTCGGCAAGCTGATCTGCAACACCCGCCGCTACATCCGCCAGGCCATCGAGTTCAAGACCTACCCAACCTCCGATCCCATCTCCCCTGGCGCCTACATCTACGTGGATATCGGCCAAAACAGCTGGGACGCCATCCGCACAGGCGTCATCGCAACCGATGGCACGCTCAACACCCCCCTCGACAACACCGTCATCAACGGCACCTACAACTTCAAGCTTTACCGCAGTGACCGGGGCTTAGTGAACCTCTCCAATGTCCAGATCGCGAACGGACGATCCGACGCCCTCCGGCCGTACGAAGGTTTCCTGTTTGTGTTGGGTGTGGAAGCAACATCCAGGCGCGTCTTCCGCGTGAGCGAAGTGCAAATGGACGAGGAAGGCGAAACCACAGTCCGCGCCACTATCTACCCCTGTACAACAGACGGGCAATCGCTGCTGGCAGACTTCAGCGACACTGCATTTACAGTGCGCAGCTAGGATAGGCACATTGAAGGATTGCACCCATGGCTTTTTTCACTGGGCGGACGGGAGCGCTATACCTGATCCCCGATGGCACAGGCGGTGTGTCGGTGACTTCCTCGCAGCAAGCATTGAAACTCCGCGATTGGTCCCTAGAAACGACCATGGAATTGCTGGAAACCACCACGGTTGACACCGCCGTAAAGACCTTCACCCCTGGAGCTGTCAGCTCTACCGGCAGCGCCACTGTCTTGTACTACCGCCGCGAAGGTACCACTAGCACCGAGCCCGGTGTGCAGTTCGACCAATTTCTCAGCAAAGTCATGAAGACCAGCGTTGCTGGTGTGACCGAAGCCGATCGAGTTGGTATCGTCCTGCGTGTTGGAACCACCGCCGGTGTCGGCACCGACATCAAGGACGACATCGCCTTTAACGCCTACATCACCAGCGCATCGATGCAGGTCTCCACTGGCGAATTGTCGTCCGTAGCGATCAACTTTACTGTTGACGGGCCGTTCCGTGAACTCGTTGACGCATGACCTACTTCCTAGGGCAATACGGCAAAATCAAACTGCGCCGTAAGGCAGCTGGTACGTTCACCAGTTCTGTATTGCCTGCGGACGTAAATACAACCCTCAACCGCTTCGGCTTTGACGGTTCGGTTGAGAATCTTCTTACAGGAGACCAGCTTGTAATTCGTACCACCGATTCCCGCGGTCTGGACTTTTTGCCTGCCTCCACTTGGCCTGACGGCGGGGGAGATACTCAGCAAGAGGTTGTTGCTTACTGCAACATCAACGCTATCGGTGGTATCCGCTTATTCGAGACGTTTAGCGCCGCCATCAACAACGACCGTTCAGTGGAGTACCCACTAGAGGCTTTCACTGGAGATGCACTTCCCATTTCCGTGCAGATCTACGGATCAGTGGAACGTGTGCTTGGCGATGTGAAGGGCTACACCTTCAATACAGATCGCGAGGCGCTCGTGACAACCACGATGTCCGACCGCTTCCAGCGCATGTACTCAGCCGGCCTAATCAGCGGCTCCGGCTCCATCGATTGCATTTTTAATACCACCAACAGCGGCCTAGTTGAAAACTCGCTTTTGATGCTGCAACTCATCAATCGCACCGACATCGGTAGCGAGTTTGACTGTTATTTGCAGCTAACGGAAAACGACGTATATGCGGGAACACAAGATATTTACTACGAGTTTCAAGCAGCAATCACACGCACCGGAATTGAAGTAGCCACAGATCAAACCATTAACTGCGCGATTGACTTTGTTACCACTGGCGAAATCAAGTTACTAATCGGTGAGCCTTCCGGTTACATCCTTAAGGAAGACACCGACCGCCTGCGGCTGCAGCAGAACCTGGACTTCCTGCTAACAGAAGTCACAGACTAGACTGGCCTAAGAATTGTCGTTTCGCGAGGCTCCGTAAGTTGGCCGACCAGCGCATTACCCAGCTTACGCAGCTCAACGAAGCTGACGTGGCAGCAACGGACGTGCTGCCCATCGTTGACATCTCGGCCAGCGAGACCAAAAAAGTCCGCGCCAAAGACCTGTTCGAGGCTGGCGCAACCCTGGCCGACAACTCCAGCATCGACCTCAGCAAACTTAACCAAAGCAGCGCCACCAAACTCGGCACCACCGCGCTGGCTGATGACGCGATCACAGCCGCCAAACTAGCTAACGACTCCAGCATCAACTACGGCCCCACGGCCCCCAGCACCGACAACTTTGAAGGTCGCGGCCACGTCAGCAGCACAACCAAATACCTAAGTGTCTGGGATGGCAGCGTATTCCAGCAGGTCATCGCCCCCACCGCCGGCATCGAAGACCTGGCGGTCACCACCGGCAAGATTGCCGCCAACGCAGTCACCACAGCCAAAATCGATGCTGCTGGCCTCGGCACGGCCGCCATCGCTGATAGTGCCGTTACCGCAGCCAAGATTGCGGACGGCACCATCACCTCCAGCAAATTTCAAGCTGGCGCTGTCGATGCAGCAGCCATTGCCGACAACGCGGTTGGCGCAGCGGAACTAGCGGACAACGCAGTTGACACTGCAGCCATCGCCGCCCTCGCCGTAACCGACGCCAAGCTCGCTGCTGGCGCTGTCACCGAAACCAAGCTCGGTGCCGGCGCAGTTACCAACGACAAGATCGCTAATACAACCATTGCTTACGGCAAGTTAAACCTGGCCGACGGCAGCATCCCAGCTTCCAAGATTGCGACCGATTCGATCGCTGTCACTCAAATGGCAGCCGGTAGTGTTGGCACAGATGAACTAATTGACGATTCAGTCACTACGGCAAAGATTGCTGACGCCGCAGTAACGGCAACTCAGCTTGCATCCGGCTCTGTCACAGCTGACGCTATTGCCGACAACGCGGTTGGTGCAGCGGAGTTAGCGGACGATGCAGTTGACACAGCTTCCATTGTTGCTTTAGCGGTAACTGAAGGCAAACTGGCTTCTGAATCCGTTACCGAAACTAAACTCGGTGATGGCGCTGTAACGGCAGTTAAGATTGCTGATACGCAAATTACCTATGCCAAATTAAATCTGGCCGACGGCAGCGTTCCAGGTGCAAAACTAACCGACGCATCTATTACTTCAACCCAGATTGCAGTTGATGCAGTTGCCACCGGCCAAATCATTAACAACGCCGTTACCACGGCAAAGATCGCAGACGACGCCGTTACTGTTGACAAACTAGCCGCTGGCGCAGTCGATGCAACAGCACTCGCAGATTCTGCTGTAACTACCGCAAAAGTCGCCGATGGCGGTGTTACTTACGCCAAGATTCAAAATGTTACCGACACCGACAAACTGCTGGGTCGCTCCTCTGCTGGTGCCGGCGCCGTAGAGGAAATCGCCTGCACCAGCGCCGGTCGCGCATTGCTGGACGACGCAGACGCGGCCGCCCAACGCACCACCCTCGGCCTTGGGACGCTCGCCACACAAGACGGCACCTTCAGCGGCACCTTCAGCGGCACCAGCTCTGGCACCAACACCGGCGACCAGACCATCACCCTGACTGGTGATGTCACCGGCAGCGGCACCGGCAGTTTCGCCGCAAGCATCGCGACCGACGCGGTAACAACCGCCAAAATCGCCACTGGCGCAGTCACCACCGACGAACTCGGTACTGCCTCCGTCACTGGCGCCAAATTGGCCGCCGACTCCAGCACCGTTGTTTCGGGCAACGCCCCCAGCGGCAGCGGTGAATTTGAAGGCCAGCAGTGGTTCAACACCAACACAGGCTTCACCTACGTCTGGGACGGCACAGCCTGGCAACAACAGGCAGGCGTCCAAAGCTTCGCCTTTACCGACGGCACCCCGCTGACATTCAGCGCCTCGGTCAGTGCAGCCGGTGTCGCCACCATCACCACCGGCCTCGAAAACCAAAACGCCAACACCGTTTTTGCCGGCCCAACGACTGGCTCGGCCACCACGCCTGGCTTCCGTGCCCTTGTCGCAGCTGACCTCCCGGTTGCAGCTGCGGGTACGAACGGCGCCATCCAACCCGGCACCGGCCTGACCGTTGCCGCTGGCGGCGTCCTCAATCACACCAACATCGTCAGCCCTGGCGTTTACACCAAAGTCACGGTTGACGCCCAAGGCCATATCAGCACTGGCGCAAACCTGACCGCTGCCGATGTCCCCAGCCTGGACGCCAGCAAAATAACCACCGGCACCTTTACTGGTGAGTTCCTGGCTGCCAACAGCGTTACTGCAGCCCAACTGGCCGACTACGGCATCGCCCAAGTCAGCGAATCAGCCCCCACCCCCGAGTTCGCTGGCCAGTGGTGGGTCAACCCATCCGACCGCTCCGCCTACATCTGGATCGGCACCGTCAGCCCCACCCCCAACGGCTACTGGCTGCTTGTGGGCTATGGCTCACCCACCCAACTCAACCTGCGTTTTGGCGGCACCTACAACGCCTCAACCAACCTCGTCGTCAGCCTGAACCAGTACGGCACCGAGGCCGGCCTGACCATCGGCCAATCGCTGACGGCCCCCAACCCACAAAACAACGGCGTCTACCTGATTGCCACCACTGCTGGTACCGGCACCACGCCAGCCCCCACCGTCTCCCTGGCCGCGGGCGACTGGGTACTCAGCCAAGGCACTGGCGCCAACTGGACAAAGATTGCCGTTGTTTCTGGCGCCACCGGCACCTTCAACGACTACGACATTCTGAGCGACGGCACGTACTTCACTCCCGACATGACGGGGGTGACCGACGTTCGCGATGCCTTGGTGCTGCTGTGGGGTCGCGCCCAAATCGCCACCACCAGCCAAATCGGCACGGTCCTTGAATCCACCGAAGTCCTTGTTGATAACAGCACCGGCGCCATGTCCATTGGAGTCGTGGACGATGGGACTTACTAAATGTCACACCGCACAGAGTCCTTTGTTTACAGCGCCGAAAACGTCCCCATCGGCGGCCAGCCTGGGGACGTACTGCTGAAAGTGCAGGCACCCAACTACTACACGGCCTGGCGCGACTTCACCTACGTCTTCGAGACCTACGATGTCGTCCTCGATGACGGCGAGTATTAAACTACTGGTGTAATCCCGTCCGGCCGGAGTTAAGGGAATGGCATCTACCCATAAGAGTCTGCGTTCGAGCACCGCGAACAAGCGCCCCACAACCGCCATTGCCGACGGTCAAATCGCGCTCAACACGAACGCAACCTCTCCGGGGCTGTTCTTCAAGGACTCCACTGGCGCCACGATTATCAAAATCGGCCCAGTTCACGTTGGCACGACCGCCCCAAATGCCACCCCCGGCAGCGGCGGCAGCACCGGCAACAGCACCGGCGAAGTGTGGCTGGACACGAGCCTTACTCCCGTGGGCGTCAAGATCTGGGATGGCTCAGCTTGGCAGAACACCACTCCTTCCGGCAGCACCACCGTCCAAGGTCTGCTGGAACTGGCCACCAACGCCGAAACCCAAACCGGCAGTGACACCGCCCGCGCCGTAACACCCGCCGGCCTGCAATCCAAGCTCTCGGATAGCACCAGCACCACCAGCGCTACCACGATTGCTTCGAGCACGGCAGTCAAAGCTGCCTACGACTTGGCCGCTGCTGCAGTACCCCTGACTGGCGGCGTTGTCACCGGCAACCTCGAGATCGGCACCGCCGGTAGCCTGAGTTTTGAGGGTGCGACCGCCAACGGCTTCGAGACCACCATTGCCGTGGTGGATCCCACCGCCGACCGCACCATCACCCTGCCCGACACCACTGGCACGGTGGTAACAACCGGCGACACCGGCACGGTAACTGGCACGATGATTGCCAGCGGCACGGTCACCAGTAGCAATATCGTCGATGCCACCATCGTTGACGGTGACATCAGTGCCACAGCCGAGATTGCCGTCAGCAAGCTCGCCGATGGTGCTGCCAGACAACTGCTACAAACCGACGCGGCAGGCACGGGTGTCGAATGGACTAGTAACGTAGACATCCCAGGCACACTGGATGTCACTGGTGCTGCAGTATTTGACAGCAACTTAACCGTTGATACCAACACGCTGCACGTCGATGCGACGAATAACCGCGTAGGTATCGGCACCACAAGCCCTAGCTACGCCCTAGATGTAAACGGCAACGGATCTTTCACTGGATCCATGCGTGCCACAAGTACCGGCACCTTTACCGTGCTGCCCGCGGGTGTATCTGGTAACTGGACCGGAAGTGGCTTTGCGCTGCAATCGGAAGGCAACACGGCGCCAATTGGTTTCCTCCAAGGCTCAGCCGAACGCGCCCGCATCGACAGCTCCGGCAGGCTGTTGGTGGGGAATTCTACTGCTCGCGTAGGTGAGCCTCAGGGGGGCTCTGCTGTTGGCTATACATTGTCCAGTACCTTTGAGGGGACTTCTACTGTTCCCGGAAGTGTATCTGCTATTCAAAATAGCGCATCTGCAGCATATGATGGCCCTTATTTTTATTTTGCAAGAACTAGAGGAACTCTTGTAGGTAGTAGCACTATTGTTGCATCTAATGACAATTTAGGAACCATTGCTTTTGCAGGCGCTGATGGTACAGACATAAGAACCAAGGCCGCTGAAATTTATGCCCAAGTAGACGGCACCCCAGGCGCCAACGACATGCCGGGCCGCCTGGTCTTCAGCACCACCGCCGACGGAGCTAGCACCCCGACGGAGCGCCTCCGCATCGACAGCGCAGGCGACATCACCATCGCAGGTGGCGGTCTGATTAAGGCTGACTTCAGTAATGCGACTCTTTCCAGTAGGACATATTTTCAAACTACAGCTGGAAACAGCCCAACAGTTGTTGGTGCCATCCCCAATGGCACAAATGTCACTAGTGCTTTTTACTCTTTCAACGACTCCGACCCAGGAAACAGTGCGTACAGTGGCGTATTTGTCGATAGCACAAAAGCCACACTGACCTCAGCTGTAACTGGAACTGGAACATACCTACCGCTTGTATTTCAAACCAACAACCAAGAACAAGCCCGCTTCACTACTACTGACCGTTACTTCCGCATGGCCTCTGGCACAGGCGGCATCCAGTTCAACGGCGATACCGCTGCGACCAATGCGCTGAATGACTACGAAGAGGGGACGTTTACGCCGACGATTGTTGGCGCGACGACTGCTGGAACAGGAACTTACATCACTCAAACAGGCCGTTACACAAAGATCGGCAACTGCGTGAGGATAGAAATATACATGCACTGGTCCGCCCACACTGGTACGGGGGCCATGAGGATAAGCGGACTGCCTTTTACATCGCTAAATGTAACAACTTCGAGTCCTCCCATGACCATGTACGTGGCTAACATTGCCATGACTGCATCTAATTATCCGCAATCATATGTAAACCCTAATTCTACGCAGGTTATTATTACCCAAGCTCCTGTTGGCGGTGGTGCTGCAACTACTGTGCCAGTGGATACAGCAGGAGTCATTATTATTGCTGGCGTGTACGAAACCGCCTCCTAACCCCCAGCCCGCAACGGCTCAAAACTACGGCCTAAACCCGCTACGTCTGGAGGACGTTTCTAATGGCTACCTTCACCGAACGCCACGAACACAAAATCGAGATCATCCCGCCCTACTCCCAGTTGCAATGCCGCCGGGCCGACATCATTGAAAAGGATGGCGTTGAGGTGGGCCGCACCTACCATCGCAGCGCCTACTCCCCTGGCGACGACGTGAGCGGCGAGTGTGAAGAGCTGCAAGCAGTCGCTGGTGCGTTGTGGACCGACGAGGTTATTGCCGCCTACCAAGCAACCCTGAATGAAGGCACGCTCTAATGGCAGTCCGCAGCAAAACTGGCACCGGGGCTCTCCAGCATCAACCTGGCAAACCCAAGCGCACCCGCCAAGGCAACGGTCAGCACAGCAAACCCCGTGGTACACGCAAGCTGCGCAAAGGCCAAGGTCGCTAGGCTACTACTGAGGCGTAATTGTTCCCATGCCACCAGCCGATGATGTCTCGCATGGGGACATTTACCACAAGCTTGGTTCTCTCGAAGGCAAGCTTGAGACTGTGTTGATCCAACTCAGTGAAAAGCGTGGCGACATGGCTGCTGTATTCTCCCGCCTCCGCGAGATTGAAACCCGCGTAGCCATCGGGGTTGGTCTCGCCATCGGTTTGAGTTTTTTAATCCCGTTCGTAATTAACGCAGCCGCACCCAAGCTGCACTTTGAGCACAGCCCATCGGCTCAGGTGCGCTAATGCCTAACTGGCTGTGGCGCTCGATTGTTGGTGTGGCCGTTGTGCTGACCATGATGGCTACCGCGCAGTGGGGTGCGTGTCGCTTTTACGTACTGCCGCAAGTCTGGCCGTGGTATGCCAAATACAGCGGCACTACTGAAATCGACCTTGCGCCAATGGGATGCAATGACATTGACGCCCGTACCGTAACTGTACTCATGGGCGTGCTAACTACCCTGATTAGCCTTAGCAGGAAGGCCGATTGACCATGAAGCATTTGCTGATCCGTTTAGCCAAAGTGCTGCTTAAGTTGGCAATGGACAAAGCCTTAGAGCAGGCGCTGCCCAGGATCTACAAGCAGCTTGACTCCGAGGTGCCCAAAATGCTCATGAACCAAGCGCCACCATCTGTTGTGCAAAGTGCAATAAGCAGCGCCATTGTTAAAGGCACAGGCGGAAAGTTAAATAAAGACATGCTGGACCTTGTTGTGCTGGCCTACGACCCCATCAAAGCCGCCATTATCAAGCGATGAGCAACTTCCTCACAGCAGCTAAGTGGACCGACAAGCAGAATCCACAGCCGCATCAAATTGCAGCATGGAATGCAGCATGGGATTGGTTGAGCGCGGAGCAGCAGGCGGAGTTCTTAGAACTGTTCCGCGCTGCACCGGCAACGCCTGCAGCGCCATGGTTGGAGCCAGCGCTCAAGATCATCCGCGAATTCGAAAATTTGCGACTTGATGCATACCGCTGCCCAGCTGGCGTGCCAACCATTGGCTATGGCGCGACACGGTTAATTGATGCGCCAGTGCGCATGGGCGACAAGATCACGCAGCAGATGGCCGAGGAGCTGCTGCGCAATCAAGTCGAAAACCTATTTGCCCCTGGCCTGTTTGGCTTGCTGCCTTTGATGAAGGCATGGAAGCCTAACCAGCAAGCTGCGCTGGTGTCTTGGGCATTCAATGTAGGGCTCGGTGCCGTAGAGGAGTCAACTCTGCGCAAGCGGCTGGCGGCTGGCGAGGCGCCCAGCGTAGTCGTGCCAGAGGAGCTTCCTAAATGGGACAAAGCTGATGGCAAGACGCTAGAAGGGCTTGCAAGGCGCCGTGCCGCTGAGGTACGGCTATTCACTGGCAACCTTGAGCAGCAGCAGCAACCGGCCAAGCTGACGCCATCTAGTTCGTTTGGCGCGCGCATCACACCGCACATCACGCTAGGTGAGTTTGCATTAAATCAAGAGGTGCGGCGATTTGATGCACAGCACCAAGTAAATACAGCGGCCGAGCTGGCTGCATTTATGGAGCGCGCACGGTCTGTATTTGGTGGCAAGCCTGTCATCATCACCAGCGGTTATCGGCCAGCAGCGATCAACCGCTCAGTAGGTGGCGCCAGCAGTTCAGAGCACCTATACAACGCACCCAACGTGGGCGCTGTGGATTTCTACATCCAAGGCGTTGACATCAATAAGTTGCAGGCATGGTGCGACAAGGAATGGCCGTATAGTCTTGGCTACGGCGCACCCAAGGGCTTTGTGCATCTTGGCATCCGCGCTGGCCGTCCTAAAGTCCGCTGGGATTATTGATGATCATTCCTGACCACGAGATCTGCCGCCTGTGCAAGCAACATGCAATGGTGGTACCGTACAACCCAGAATTGCAAAATCCAGCGTCGCTTGACGTATTGCTTGGCGACAACCTAATGGTGGAAGTGGAACATACTGCAGACCTGCAGTTGCTAAGCATTGCGCACCACACAGAAGCAGATCCTTACTGGCTGGCGCCTAGTGAGTTTG